CCTCACTTGTATAACATTTTATAAACCAACAACTTACATTAAAACATGTTTTATAACATACGAAATACTACAAATTTTAAGAAGTATTTTATTGTACTTCTGAAAATATGAAGTATATTTGCAACGTCAAACAAACAAAGAGTGTAAGTTTGAACAACAAGAAAGCTGGCGACTTCAAAAGCCACTTACTACATATCTCATTGGCAAATGTAGTTGTTAGCTTTCTTTTATGCAAATTTTTTGTGGAAAATTTAAGTATAAAATAGAAAATAATATGAAAGTAACAAAGAAAGATATTCTAAGCATTAAAGCTGGTTCTTCCAAAGTAATGCAGCTGGATTCTTACAAGGATTGCGTCAATGCAAGAAGCTACGCCTATCAATTAGCTTTTACTGATCCCCGTGAAGACGTTGAAAGATATTCAATATCCATCGACAAAGATAAAAATCAGATAACCATCGAAGCGATAAAGAAATGAACCGTTCAGATGCCAAAATGATTGCAGAAGAACTGCACAAGTTTATTCGCAATGATGTGAGAAAGGCTGTAACTGAAATGGCGACTGCTGAAACCGAAGAGTATTTGAATGCCAAACAAGCTGCTGTATTTCTCGGATGGAAGTTGCAACCTTATACAATCGAATACATGATATTCCTCACACCAAAAATGGCAAGAGTCTCATTTTTACCAAATCAGCTTTGAGAAAATTCATGGAAAGAAAATAATCCCGGACGGATTTGGCCGTCTTTCCGGGAACTAACAAAACGTTCTTTGACATATTGTATAGTCTGAACAAATAAAGACTTAAAACAAGGTTTACTGCTTATCTAAAGGGCGAAATAGACCGACAAAGTAGCCAAAGCGGATTAGTGAAAAGAGTGTGAATACGGACTGCCAATAAGAAGATGCAGCACACGAATCACTAAGTTATCAAAAACAACTTATATTATGACAAAGTAAACGTAGGGCGTTTATAAATACATTCTTAACTGAATAGATACTTTAAATGATATATATACCCGTGCTTCGCAAGAAGCGGTCACCGCTAAAAAGCTACGGCCAACAATCCATCGGAACGCGGACGGGAACACATTTTAAATGCTAAAAGTATGAAAGGATTTACAGAAATGACCGATCAAGAGATTCTTGCGTTAACGGAGGAAGATGTACAGAAATTGATTAAACTCCGCATGATGGAGGAAGGTATCAAAATCATGGATAAACCCAAAATTCCCGAATTATTTGAAATTGAGCCTGCTGATATTCAGTACTTCTCAATTCCGCTTTTGGATGGTTTTGCGTTTACTGACATTAATGAAGCGACTAAGGTTGCTGAAATTCTGAAAAGCGCGAAGTCATTGCGAAAGGTTGATTACGATTGGAATAAACTTGGGAGTGATTACAAGTTCCTTAAAAAGAGTGAGAAATACAAGTTTAATGGGAACTCTGATTTTGACATCATTTCAGGATGGGCTTATTCGGATGAACTATATGCTAAGATTTCAAACTTTGCCGCACAGAACAAGGTTATGAAAGAACAAGCAGCAAAAGACCAAAAGGAATATGACGAAAAGATGCAAGAAGCGTCCGGCATCATCTCGGAGATAAGCGGATGGGTTAAGGAGGTCAAAGTTAAGTATGAGCGATTGAATAGGCTTACTTACAAATTCGCTACTGACTATTATCCCCTTTCCGATCACAATGAGGATATGGCAATGAAATTTATGGCTAAAGCCTATTCTTTTACAGATAAAGAAAAAGAATACATATTACAGAATTACAAAGAATTACTATCCACAAGTGATGAATAAGTTTTTTAGTTAGTTATTGGCTCCTTGCTTGCGAAAGTAGGGAGTTTTTTGTAAAACTCCAAATTCATTATATGAGTAATATAGAAGATACAATTTACGATCTGCCAAATGAAGAATACCACCGTGGAGAAAGATTCAAAGATTTCCTAAGTAGTACGCAGATTAAAGATTATATGGTGTCCCCAAAGTTTGCCCGATACAAGGCATTGCACCCAGAATTATTTGAGATAAGTATTGAAGCCTCTGAAAAAGGTTCACTGTACCATGATGCAATGGAAAGCCTTGTTAATACTGGAAAACTTGACAAGTGGCGAAACAACCTTCTTGTATTTGAGCCGCCTATAAATCCTAAAACCGGCTGTCCGTATGGACGAGACACCCAAAAATATCAGATTGCACTAATAGAGTCCAAAGAATCAAATCCCGGTAAAACATTGACAAGCACAACCGATATACAATTGGTTGAAACAATGGTTTATGAGCTTCTTAATAATTGCCGGGACACCTCCAAACAGATCAGGCAGATATTAAAATGGGGAAAAGCCGAAGTCAGCCATTTCGTTGAATACGAAGGATGCAAGTTCAAATATCGCCCTGATGTGGAAACGGCCAAGAAAATTGTCGACTGGAAAACATTGGCGGTTGATGATCTTCATGAAGAAACAGTTAACCGGACTATTGCCAAATTTCATTACGGTATTTCGGCAGCCTTCTACCAGTTTTTTGAACATGAACGTACTGGAGTATGGAAGGAGTTCTACTGGGTTATGCAACAAAAGACAGCTCCCTATGACGCAGTATTTGTCAGTGCAGCTAACTGGGCTTTCCATTTGGAAGACGGAATTGTGAAAATGGGTGCAAGTGCATTGGCATTCAAGAAATTGTTAGACCAGCATGTTTACTGTACACAAAACAATGATTTTGACGGTGCACAGATATTTATTCAGCCGGGATTCAAAGGGCGAAGAATAATGGTGCCGGACACACCTGCATTTGAAAAGAACAAGATGTTTAACTTTTATAATAATCAAGAGCAATGAGTAAAACAGAGAATCAATCCCCCCAACAAGGGAACTTGGGAATGGAACAACACAATGCTCCTTCACCAACAAAAACAGAACCGGTCTCCCCAACACCTTCCACACCACAACCGCCCGTTCCTTCTGCCCCACCAGCCTTTCCAGTACAACTGAAAGGATTGGAAAGTTGTTTTATCTCCCCTAAAAAGGCATTTATAGCAGCTGGTGGCACAGAACAGCAATTTGCCCGTGAAGTCAATTTCGCTATGCAGGCAATGTTGAATAATCCTTATTTGATTGACTGTGCCCGGCAATATCCCGATCATCTTGTCGAAGCAATCAAAAACGTTTCTCTTACCGGTCTGACACTCAATCCTGAACTAAGATTGGGGTATCTTGTACCATACAAAGGCAAAGTGAAGTTCCAAGCTTCATATATGGGGAAAGTTGATATTTTGATCCGCACCGGCGTTGTAAAAGATATTTATTCTGATTTGGTTTATGCTAATGACGAGTTCAGCATGACAAAAGGTACCGGTGGCACTATCATCCACAAACCCAATGTATTCGGAGAACGTGGTGATCTTCTTGGAGGCTACTATTTTGCAGTCTTGACTTCCGGTGTTGTAAAATTCGATGCAATGCCCAAAGCACGTATTGAAGAAATAAAAAGTCGTAGTGAGGCTGTCAAGAAAGGCAAGCAATCTCCGTGGGACACAGACTTTGAAGAAATGGCTCGAAAAACAATCGTGAACTGGGCTTTCAAATTCCTGCCCAAAACCGGCATTTCAGATTCCATGATTAAAGTTCTTGAAACAGAGAGCCAGTTGGATGATGAAATGTTTGAAGACTGGAAAAAGGCACAAGGTCAGAAACCGGACGATTTTGAAGAAGACGATACTCCATACGCAGAAGAAGTCAAGTAATGGATTCATGTGAAAAAATTAGTAACAGTATCACAGCGGCTAAAGAACTGATCGAAAATGAAACACGTTCTTTGGCTGCTTTACATAAAGCAAAACAGCTTGAAAAAGAGCTTCATAAATCCGGCAAGTTGTTTCGTATTCCTACAATGAACGGAATTATAGAAACAACCTGCCCGGAAAAATACATAGAATACAATAACCAGTTTAAAATCAAATTAAAATGAGAACAGTAACAGTTGAAGTGCCCGAAGGACACATGGTAAAAATCGTGAAAGAAGAAAGTATGCAACCTACTCAAAAAGTTACGGGGGGGGGTAAATTTGAATTTGAGGGTGAGACATTCATCCCCGGTGACGTAATTATCAATCCGAATCGCGGAGGGGGCAGCATGATGATTCTCTCTGAAATTAGAGAAGAAAGGCCACTCTCTTTTTTACCGGCAATTAAAGTACCTTTCGGCCTTGTCGCCTATGTTCCTTCCAATGATGAAGGTGACAGAGTTTTTGTAAGACTCACACCCGAAGCTGGTATCGGAGGCATGAAGGGATTCCGTAAAGCTACGGAAGAGGAAAAGGCAAAGATGCTTGCCGCCATGAAGGAAGAAAAACATTACTCCTTCAATTTTGAGAAGTTACAGCCTGAATATATCCCGACTGTCGGCGATGTTGTTATTGTATGGGATGATAATAGCAAAGAAAATGCGGTAGTCGGTGTTATGAATGAAATGGATAAAACAGTCAGGCCATACAAGATAAATGATGGTACTTGGTATGGGAACTGCGACAAGTTCGTTTCAGAAGAACAATATAAAAATTTGATTGATGGGAAAGAGTAAATCTAAATCGGGGGGGGCGAGAAATTACACTCCCCTTCTCACAGCTCGCCCAAAGGGAATGAGCTACCAAGAATATCGTGAACGCAGAGCCTATCAGAACGCATGGTTGAAAGAGCGACTGAAAGGCTTTATTTGTTATGTATCGTCTGAACTGGTTGTATATGACAAAATAACGGGATTACCCCGATTATTCAATCATCGTACAGATGATATACACAAAGCAAACATAAGGACTAACCCACAGCCATTTGTCGGTTCTGCCCGATATGGCTTAAAACCTTTATGATATGGATAAAGAACTATTTAAAGATAAGAATCCATTGCTTCGCAGACAAATGTTGGAAGACAATTGCGCAGCAGTTGAAAGAATTACCTATACTTCTCCTTTCAGCGAGGAAGAAATGGGTGAACGGAAAACGGAGTTGGCAAATATTGACCTTGACATGGCCGCACTGGAAGAAGAAAAGAAAGCTTTCATGCAAGCATACAAGGACAAACTGAAACCTAAAAAGGAACGTAAAAAAACGTTGCTTACCGATATAAAGCGTGGTTATGAGGAAATTACGGATGAATGCTTTAAGTTCATGGAACGTAGCACTCGTACCACTGGATATTACAACGGTAATGGTGACTTGGTTAAAGAACGTCCGATGGAAGCACAAGAGATGCAAAAAACTGTATTCGAGGACATTGAATCTACTGGTACGGAGGGATAAGCCATGAGAAAAGAAGAACTTATCAAGCAAGTAGCCGAATCAACCGGTATCGCTATTTGTGAAGTCCGAACTGTCATAGAGGCAGCACTAAAAGAGACCGTGAATGCAGTAGCTAATGGAAAGACTCTTTATATCAGAGGTTTTGGCACACTGTCACCCAAACACTATAAACGAAAAGTAGCTCGTAACATACACAAAAACGAGACTATTGTCATAGCGGAGCATTATACTCCACATTTCAAACCTGCCAAATCATTTAAAAATAAAACTAAAAATTTGTAGAACAGCATGGAAAACGAAAAGATGCAAGTGAACTTTGCTCCAGGTATGACCGAAGCAACACTTAGGGTTATTGAACTTCACGAAGAAAATGAGTTACCGGTACTGGAGCCTGATAAGGTAGAATTAGCCGGAACAATTGGAAGTGTTCATGAATTTCTCTTGAAAAGAATCTCTGAAAAAGAACAGATCAATCAGAAACGTTGCTATATTCTTGTTGATCGGGAGAAAATGACACTTAAACTTGTCACCAATGAAACTGACAGTAGGAATAAAGCTACTGTAAGAGGTGAGTTGAAATACTATCCCAAGTTTCTTGAATTTGGTATTAACACAAGCAAGACATGGGAACCGGTGCAGCTTTCAAAGTTCTTCAAAATGAATCGTGCCTTCTTCAAGGATGCACAATACAACATGGAACTGGTAACAGTCTTGAAGAACTTCAAAGCCAGCATTGACTCAAAAGTGGAAAACTCCCGACAAGACAACGGTAGTCGCACTGACAATTACAGCCAAGTTGTCAACTCCAATCTTCCGGCCTCATTCAATCTTATTGTCCCGATTTTCAAAGGTCGCCCTGCAGAAGAGATTGAAGTGGAAATCATTGCAGATGTGGACGGGCGTAATATTCGATTGTCCCTTTGCTCCCCTGGTGCAGAAGTGATAGTGGAAGAGGAACACAACAAGGCCATTGACGAGCAATTATTGTTGATCCGTAAATTGGCACCGGATATTGCCATTATCGAACAATAACAATGAAGACTGTAAAGAAATACTGGAAGCCGGTACTTGTCGTATCGGCTTTCTTCATTGGCAACCGCGTATTCAATCACATAAATGCGTGGTTGGGAATTTCAATAATTATGCTGACAGTAGCATTTATAGTTTATAATATCATTAAAAAAAAGTAGAAAATGAAAAGAAAGATTGATTTTTTGATTGTGGCACTATTTGCCGTTGTTTTGTTTGCTTCATGCGAAAGAGTTGCTCCCAATTATGCCGGTGTCCTTATGGAGAACTACGGCAAACAAGGGAAAGAAGATTTTAAAATCGTTGCCGGTAAGGTATCTACATGGGAATTAGGCACAGAGCTTTTTCAAGTTCCGCTATTCGATCAGCGCGGAGAATTTTCTGATCCAGTCACACTAAAGGCAGCCGACAATACAGAGTTTACAGCCCGGCCAACTTACTCTTATAAAGTAATGAAAAACAGGGCTATTGATATTGTATTTGATAACAAGCATATTGATAAGGCTGACACCCCATCGGGAAAAGATGGCTTTATGCAATCATTAGAAGATAATATTTTGGAGCCACGTATATATGATCTTATCAAAGAAGAAAGTCGCAAACATAAAACAGACAGTCTGATGGCTGACGGTGGTTCATTGGTATTTGAAAAGAGACTGGAACAGATCGTTGATAAAGAATTTGAGAAACGGGGATTGCAGTTGTTGACCTTCTCCGCACAATTGGAATTTTCAAGAGCTGTCCGCGATAAAATAGATAGCCGTAACGAGGTAAACACTAATATTTCGGTACTTGATCAGAAGATTGAAGAACAAAAGAAGCAAAACGAACTGGAGCAACTAAAAACAGAACAAGCTTTAATTGCGTCCCGTGGACTCACCCGTGAGATTTTATATAAACAATTTATAGACAAGTGGGACGGGAAGACACCTCTATATGGCATTGCTCCTGAATTTTTAAAAATGACAAAATAATATGCTGACATTTCAACAAAGAAGAGATACAATATTGTCTCAATTTGCACAAGCAAAAGCCGATTTGGAAACACTTAATAGTGATATTGATGCAGAAATCGAAAAGAATAAATCTGTTATTTCTACACTAACTTCTAAAAATACAGAATTGGCCTCTTTAAAAAGTAATAATGAAGGCTCAATCAAGACTTTTGCTAAATTCCTAAAATAATAATTATCAACCCGATTAATAATCAGCTTCTCCCGGTGTGGCTTGACCGCCTATCCGGGAACTATCATGCCTCACCTTTTTTCTTCTCTTTGCAAGTCGAGTCGAGTACGCTGCATACGCTCCACGACGGTAGATACTACAAAGAGTCTTTTTGTTCATGTAAAATGCCTCTATTGTAGAGGCAAACGGATAAGTGGCGAAATCGGAAGACGCTTAGTTTCTGTGGTAAAAATGCACGAATAGCATCACGAGTCAGGTAATATGCTATTAACACTTGACATACGTACAAACGGAAGCAGAAACGAAAATCCTGATTGCAACAGTTCCCGGTTCGAGTCCGGGCTTATCCACATAAATCAATCATTATGAAAGTTGAAATCCCCGACTATTTCCTAAAATCCTTTATCCGACATTTTGAAAGGATAACCGAGAATTGTAAAGCTTCACCTTCTGACATCAAGACCAGTGAAGCACTAAGGCTTGGAAAGAAAGATGTAATTAAGCTCAAAAGATTTATAAACAAAAAAGTATAATTTATGAAACGAAGGATCATAGGTATAGATGTTGGCAAAAACGGTGGAATTGTAGTGTACGACACCGAGAATAACAAATTATTGGAGTGTATCAAAATGCCACCAACTCCCAAAGACTTATTAGATTTTCTCTCCATATACAAAGAAAATAGCGTTTGTTATTTGGAACGAGTGAATGGCATGACCGGACAAAGTGCTTCTGCCTCTTTTGTTTTTGGAGAAGGTTACGGACAGCTGACTATGGGATTGATAGCTTGTGGGATTCCGACAGTAACAGTATCTCCACAAACTTGGCAAAAAACTATAGGATTACGAAATACAGACAAATTGGGTAAGACAGAATGGAAAAACATCTTAAAGAAGAAAGCCCAACAGCTGTTCCCGTATGCAAAAGTTACATTGGCAACTTCGGATGCTTTACTAATATGTGAATATGGTAGAATTAAAGAAAAGGAATAATGGAAAAATTAAAAAAATGTAGCAAATGTGGCTGGGAACTTCCGGTCAGTGAGTTTTGGAAAAATGCTTCAACCGAAGATGGATTGCAGACATATTGTAAAGAGTGCGGTAATGTTTATGCCAGAAACCGTAAGAAAACTCCGGGAGGGGGGGGGAATTTGAAGAAAATATATTCCAATCCTGAATTGGCAAAATTTTCTCCACGGGAACTTATCGCAGAATTGAAAGCACGTGGATATACCGGAGAATTGAAATACACCCAAACAATATCATTATAAATGGAAAAGTTACGTCTATTGGTTACAACCAAATGTCCGAACAAATGTCCTATGTGTTGCAACAACTCATGGGATTTTTCAAAATTACCAGTTGTTGAGCACTTTAATTACAAAGAGATCATGATAACTGGTGGAGAACCACTTTTGTTTCCTGAAAAACTGGCAAATTTGGCTGAAAGTATCAAAACCGTTCAAAAATTGGCCTATGGCAATAAAGGAAAATTATTTCTATATACGGCACTGGCTGATATGCTCCCCAATTATATCAGATACTTCGATGGAGTTGTTTACACTCCACATTCTGTTAATGATATTCATAGTTTATTGGAGGCCAATAATTTTTTGTTGGATTACAAAGATGAACTTATGGAAAGTAAATCTCTTCGGCTCAATCTTTTTCCTGATATTAAAAAGCATATTCCTGACAACACAGACCTTTCGTTATGGAAAGTAAAAGATATGCAATGGATCAAAGATTGCCCGGTTCCGGCTGATGAAGAGTTCAAAAGAGTAGCTGAATTATGGGAGGTGGAATGATGAAAGATGTAATTACCCCCCCCCATACACAACATCTCTATCCTTATCGCTGGTCTTTAGAAGATGCTGTTTTTACTAAAGATAAAGGAAAGGTATTTTCTTGTTTTGCATGTGGCGGTGGCTCTACTATGGGTTACAAAATAGCAGGTTACGATGTTATTGGCTGTAATGAGATTGATCCACGAATGATGAAATGCTATGAAACAAACCATCATCCCCAGTATAGTTATTTGGAAGATATTCGTGATTTAGTGAAAAGGAATAATCTTCCCGAGGAACTGTACCATTTAGATATATTGGACGGATCACCACCTTGCAGTACATTTAGCATGTCGGGATTACGTGAAGATGCGTGGGGTAAAGAAAAGAAATTCAAGGAAGGTCAAAAGACACAAGTTTTAGACACGCTCTTTTTTGATTTTATTGCACTTGCCAAACGCTTAAAACCTAAAGTCGTTATTGCTGAAAATGTGAAAGGACTTCTTTTAGGGAATGCGATTGATTATGTCAGACGTATATACAAAGACTTTGAGGAAGCTGGTTATTATTGTCAGCATTTTCTTCTTGATGCTTCTAAAATGGGAGTACCTCAAAAAAGAGAACGTGTATTCTTTATATGTATCAGACATGATTTGGGAGCCCATTTCCTAAAAGTTTCAGACCTCTTCAATGTTGAGCCATACATCGACATGGAATTTAATGAATCGGAAATATATTATGGGGAATATGCGGATTACAAGGGAAAGCCTATTGGCGTAAAAATGAGAAAGTTATTTGAGCAGAGAGTGGCAGGAGATATTGCTTTGGCAGAGGCCTATAAGAAACAAACTGGAAAACGAGGCTTTTTTAATCAACAATATCTATATGAGAACAAAGTAAGCTACACCCTAACAACTCATGCAGACTCAATTCCTTTTAAGCAGCCTATATATTTATCACGGTCAGAAGTATGTAATATATCCACATTTCCACAAGATTATCATTTCCTCAACCAATCCCCACATTATATCTGTGGAATGAGTGTACCACCCGTTATGATGGCACAAGTAGCCTCACGAGTATGGAAATATTGGTTATCTAAATTATAAATCAAATGAAATCAGAAGAATTAGCAGCCCAATGGTGTCGGGATCATCCCGATGCAACATTGGAACAAGCATTCATGGCCGGATTAGGCCATAAGATGAATATGAATAAGGATTCTCTTTCTGCAAGGAAAGACAAATTCAGAAGTGAAGTCCTCATGTATAGAGGAAAATATCCTGATGATATGTTGAAGGACTTTTTTGAGTATTGGACTGAATGCGGAGGCCGGAAAATGCGCTTTGAGAAGGAACGTACATTTGAAGTTTCCAAACGTTTAGTCAGATGGTCTAATAATGATTTTAACAAGTATGGGAAACAACTTAATTCAAGTCAACAGCAATCTCCCGGCAACCGAAAAGAAAGCGTTGAAAGACTTGCTGACCTTGCAAGCGGAGTATTACAAGGGATTGCACGTAAGTTCGATTAAAGAAGCTGTTCTCAACACTCCTAACCTACCACTCTCCGTTATAAGAAAAGAAATCACATTGGCTGGCGCAAGAGCCATACTGGTAATTGCGATTAACGAGCTTGTGTCTTTTTTCAATGTCGGAAAAACGATGAATGATGTTCAAGTGGCACTTACCGCTGATCTAATAATAGACAGATTCTATTATCTCAAATTGGAGGAAATCAAATTGTGTTTCCGTAATGCTATGGCTTCCGGTAAGATTTACGATAGGCTGGACGGTAATATCATTCTCGGCTGGTTAAATGAATACGATGCACAGCGTGATGAAATTGTTTCTTCTCTTTCAATTAATGAAGCCCATGAACAAAATAATAACAGCACTGGAATGTTCTACGGAGAATATATCAAACATCTAACTGAAAGATCGGAAAATGGAGATGAAGAGGCCAAAGAATTATTGGAATCCCATCAATCATTCATACAAAGGATGAAATCAAATGATAAAGAAGCCGCTTTCAAAAAATGGAAAGAAGAATATTATGGAAGAACTAAGAGACAAACTACTTGACTGGGCGAAACAATTTGAAACACCTGATTTTATAAAAGATGATCCTATATTTTTTCCACATAAGTACAATGATAAAAAGGACATAGAAATCAGTGCCTTTCTTACCTCATGGATAGCTTTCGGGAATCGCAAACTGATAATGCAGCAAGCAGAAATTTTGGATAATCTAATGGGTAATTCTCCTTATGACTTCATTATGAACAAAGTATGGGAACAATACAAAGAAAATACAAATACCTTCTACCGTATGTTCACCTACCATGACTTCTTCTGCATTTGCCAGCGGTTGTACAACATATATCAGGAATGGGATGATTTGGAAGTATTTTATGAGGGTTACAACAATGTTATCCGTGAAATACAAACAGATTTTGGTGGCGTAAAAGGTATTCCAAAATTGGAGCGTGATTCTCCATGCAAGCGTATTTGTCTGTTTCTACGGTGGGTAGTACGAAAATCGCCGGTGGATTTAGGTATTTGGACTATTATTCATCCAACAGAATTATACATACCATTGGATGCGCATGTTGCAAAAATGGCACATCAGCTTGGGATAACAACACGCAAAACAGAGGACTGGAAAATGGTTCAACAAGTAACCAATTACATGAAAACAATTTTCCCGGATGATCCGTGCCGGGGAGATTTTGCATTATTCGGATATAGTATTAACAATAAATAATTTACATTATGTCAGAACTTAAAATCACACAAGAAAAGGTAACAGCCGCTTTTAGTGAAGCAAACGACTGTCCTAAAGCAATTAGTATTCTAACAGCCCTATTCGGAAAGCAAAAGCCGGATTATACAGATTATCACAATATTAAAACCTACGAAGATGCTTGTGAAGCAATAGGTGTAAAACCCATTGTTCGCCTACTTGTTGAAGATGAAGACGGACACAAAGAAGAAGTGGCTGATATTGCACACCTCGCCTACATCAAACTATGCACTATTGCCCGTGCGTTAAACAACGATCCTGATTTTCCACGATTTACTAAAGATGAATACCGTTATACGCCGTGGTTTTATCTTTATAATCAAAAAGAAATTGATGAAATGGACGAAGAGGATCGTAATCGGCTGGTTCTTTGGGGCGGTGTTGCGAATCACGGTGCGCATTGCGGCCTCGCTTGTGCGACCT